GCTATAGGACTTATGATATCATAATTACCGGTAGCGTAGGCAACCACATCACCGGTCGCAAGGACGTTATCATTGGCGTCCACCTTGACATAATGGCTAGCGTCCTTATAATTGAGATATAGATTGGACAGCACGGCGTTCGTGCCTGTCATCCCGTTAATCGAGTTACCCCCAGAGAAACGGACCCATTGCGCCGATTTATCCTTGGCCACGTCAAACGTCTTGTCGCTGTTAAGGTGTATAAGGCTGTTGATGCTCGGCACGCCTGTCATCGCCCCGGTAGCTATCCCGTTGGAGTTGAGTTTCTGCCCCCACCATGTGGCGGCGTATAGCTTATCTCCCTCCAACACGGTTCCCTTGGCGTTGCCGAACTTCACGGCGAACTGGTTCTGCGTGTCCTCCGTGTCAGGTTGGTTCAGTAATTGCAAGCCCGCTCCGGCATAATAGATCTTACCCTTGCCGCCGAAATTCGGATCCAGCGACAATAGGCCGGTGGTAGAATCAATGATGAGCCCACTACCCTCCTTTATCATAACAGCACCCAACATGTTGTAGCCAGCATGAGGGAGTACAATGTCGTGATCCGAGGTAGCGTAAGCGACAACGTCCCCTACCGATTTGGCGGGGTAGTCCGTGAGGATGTACCACTTATCATCCGGAAGAGGATTGCCGTCGCTGTCTATCGTAACCAATTTCCAATATTGCGCAACATTCGTCCCTGAAGATTGGAAGGATTGCTTCACAGGACCTCCGGGAATAGCGTCTAGTGCCCTTCCAGTACGTGGAAGGGCTGTCTTTCTTATCTTACTATGACGTACATTCATTACCATATCTATATATGTACCGATATGGTGTAATACATCAGTCGTATGGTATATCGCTTAACTTGGCGGTGTCATCGGAATATCCTACAGCATAAATATTTACGCTGCCTTTATTGAAATCAATAGCGCATCCTGCCACAATATATTCTCCTGATAAGACAGGATAATATGTTATGTAAGATAACATTGGGTTACCAGCTATCTTGGAGGTAACGGAGAATCTCTCGTTCTTTTGGCTGAAATTCGAGTGGATAGTGCACATAAGCAGACGCTCCAATATATCCGTCTGGTTTGATCGAGTGAAAGAGGTTTGTAAAGTATATTTGTCTCCTTCTTTTTTTAATATATTCCCTTTTCCTATCGGTATTCCTTCCTCATTCGCTGATATACATTTTAACGTTATATCATTAAAATCGTTAGCTACCTTCTTATTTATATAGCTCTTAAACTCATAATCATCGGCAGAAACATCTTCCTTGTTTTCTGTTATAAGCTTCATGGATATATTGTTTATCAAGATGTTTTTAACCAAGCTATCATCCAAAAGACCATCGTCACCCATACCTTTATCATCTTTGGGGTTAACGACCCTAGCCTTATTCGTGATCTCGAAAACAAGAAACCCATAACCCTTATTAGTAGGGACATCCAATCCGTCACCAGCAGACGGAATGGTCTCTATATTAAGCCGTGTAGGCATTGGATTGTATATATTTGCGTTACCAACCCACGTATCCAAGACGCTTCCAGTTACCGAAGATTCTTGACTTATCCATAACAGACATCTGCCTTGTTCTATTACCCCATTGGATACATCAACCCAAAATGATCCGTTATCATTGATAAGATCAAGGTATCTCAACGGTTTACCGGAACTATCAGTCATATACAGATTGCAATACAACTTCATTGTTCCGCTATTTGGATTGTCTTTGACTCCACTATCCTCATTAAATGGATTTTCTCTCGTATTAACGTAAGCCTGTAATATAAGATTTATAAAACATAAAGTATCCGAACCTAAAATATAATTAGGATATCTAATCCTATAAATAGGATGTATATTAGAAGGATTTGGATCATAGCCTAATAAAGCGCCCTCTATGTCTGATTCATAATCTCTCTTGTATATGGCGAACTTCCCAGAAAGATTTTCAACACCAACACATTTTGAATAATAATACAATTTAAAGTCACGGCCTAGATAGCTATCGATAAGATCGCTTAATGAGTTTTCTGAAACATCTACATCCACCATGCTGTTATCTCCATACAGCGAGCTGGTGATCTTAACATTGTTAATCATTTCTTCAAATCCATAATCGCCGTTTTTTGACATTAACCCTACGTCTAATATATTCCCATAAAAAAAATCGACATTTTCATTTGCCTCGAATGCATGTGTCTTAAAATCATATCTTTTCATCGGCAAACCTCGTTTCACGGTATTATAGTCATAAATATATACATTCCCGTTTTTTTGGACCATCATCAATCCAAATGGCTGAAAGATCGACTCTAATATCTCCCTGCAACTCATTGATACTCCATCCTCGTCATAAAAATTGGAAGACATGATAAATGATTTATGCAAAGCGGTTTCCTGATCGCTCATCGTGACACCTTCTAAAATAGTGTCACATCCTATATATAACTTAGAGAATGGGAGCCCAAGATTGTCTAGGCATCTATTTATATGCGTTATCATAGACGCTATGTCAGCATATTTATTACCTTTATCATCCGTATATTTTATCCGTTCTAAGATATTGAAATCAGCTGCCGTGAACTCTACAGGGTATGGATGAAAAGAAGATAAGGTCTCGTTGTACAATTCTGAATCAAGCCAACCGTGCCAAAAGATCTTATTATCCCTGTATAGAGAGACCATATATCCCTGCATATCATCAGTATGTAGATCTTTAAACTGAAAATTAGTCTCGCTCACTAGTTCAATAGTGGCCTGAGCTCCTTGTATCGGAGTTAACTTATTAGTATCTTGATATTGAAGTAAGAATGGAGTACCCGTTGTTTTTACGAGCTGATCTATCTGCTCGTTTTTAGATAATATATCTATCCTATTCAAGGCCCCATCTATGCCTTTAAACTCATTGTGATATTTCCTATTCATCTCCCTCTCCTTAATTTTCTATTCGTATTATCCAGTAATATTTTCATCTGCTCCCCTGACACTACTACCTCGCCAGTGACACGTACATCTTTCCCATTAACTCCTCCTTTACTGTTTAATATATCGAACAAACGTCCTTGCTGAGATCTATTCAAGATCATTTCTCCTGAATTGACCATCGCCGGAACACGATCCCCCGAGTACAGGTTACCGGGGACTATACCGCCATTAGCGAATTTAGGGACATTGGCCATCGCCGCTATTACCGAGGCTACAGCTGTACCGGCCATTACCCACCCGACCACGGGGATGGAGGAAACTGATGCCGCCGCCCCTGTAGCGGCGACAGATGCATTCTTAGTAGCAAGAGCTGATAATTGAGGCAAGGCTTGTCCTACAGCTTGTATGATATTAGACGCATAGCTTAACCATGATGCGGCTCCCTCATTTGTTAACTGAGAAACAGAGGACATCATACTACCGATTGCTCCTAATGAATCAGCATATTCATAATTTGACTTGATAGCGTCACTGGATATGCCTTTAACCGATATATAGCCAGACTTAATATCCTCAGTCGCATTACGGCCTTTTGCTGACACGCCGAATTTATCCCCCTCCATCGGTTTCAACCGTCCAAGCGTAGCTTCCAGCTCTATGTTATATTTTTCTTTATTGATCTTCTCTATAGCCGTGCGGATTCCTTGCCTTACAGCCTCGTCCGTTTCCGTGTTAAGTTTTTTCGTTAGGCTTGATATCTGGGCGTTAAGATAATCTATGGAGCCTTCGGGTAAGGGTTCCATCTCTATCTTTAATTTCTCATCCTTCAACTTTTCTATGGCAATACGGATTCCTTGCCTCGTGGCCTCGTCCGTTGCGGATTTTAATTTCTTTGATAAATCTGATATCTGGGTCTCGATATAATCTATTGAGCCTTTAGCGGCTACATCTGACACGGCAATAGGTTTCCCTTTATCAGTTTTATCTTTTAGAGTCGTATTATTCAAAAATTCTTTTATTTTCGCATCTGCTTTTTCTCTTACACTCAATTCCTCTTGTATATATTTTATCCTCTCCTTGGTATCATGGATGGATTGGAGAATATCTCCTCTCTCTTTTCGGTTATAATAACCGGGCATTCCTGCCAACTCCTTTCGTCTCTTCTCTAGATCTCCCAAGGACATAGTTAAGGATGACAAATCGCTTTTGAGAACATCTATCTTATAGGCTTCTGTCTCATCATATTCTATAGCGGTTAATTCTATAGAACGTTGCTTTGATAGCCCCCCGCTTATGTTTGCATCATAAGCTCCTTTTATTTTATCAATTATTTTATTTGCCTTATCACCAATGACCTTTTCTTGTATCTCATCTTGTGTTTTCGCTAAATCAGTAAGATTCTGTATCAATGAGGCTACTCCTTGGGCGGCGGTAGACAAAAAACCATTTGATTTGTTCATGGTTAGAATAAACCCTTCCCATGCGGATGATACCGCATTTAAAGATCCCTCCAAATTTGCGTTATTAATCCGTTGTTGCTCTAAAGCCGTGTTTGTCCCAGTTATGGCATCGATATATCCTTTGTATTGATCTTTTGCGTTAACCAGAGCTAAAGCCGCCGTAACGCTCTCTCTTCCGAACATTTTAGTCATTTGGGTAGCATCTAGATTTTTGCTTGCCAGATTATCTAAAGCTTTGGATAAACCAACCACAGAAGGTCTAAGATTATTATCAGAGCTTCCTTCCAATATCAAGAATATATTACGCAAATTCGTCCCAGCCTCACTAGCTTCCGTTATCTTAGGGGCGATAGTCTCAATAGCGGCTACAAGCTCATTGTATTTAACACCTACGGAATTAGCAGCACCTCCGGATTTCTCTATAGCCTTGGATAAATATTGTATATCAGCCGATCCCGCTTGCGATGCAGCCGCCAATATATTAATATATTCACCTGCCACATTAGCACTCTCACCCATTTGGTTTATAGATCCAGATAAAGCTTTTGCCGCAGATGGGACATCCATACCCGCAGCTTCGGCTAAGATAATGGCTTGTTTCGTGACCTCGTTAAGCGCCTCTCTATTTTTCAATAATTCAGGCTGTTGTGAACCTATCAATTTGTAAGCCTCAACTACTTGCGATGCTGTTTGTGTAGATGTAGATCCTAAATCAATAGCAGCTTTCTTGAAATACTCCATATCCTTAGCCCCAAGTCCGGTTAAAGATCTAAGACCTGACAATGATTTCTCGAACTCCATGCTTTTCTTGGTAACGTCCATAAGCGCAAATGAGATGCCGCCAAGAGTGGCAAAACCTTTTGTCATGCTAACGATTGACCCTCCAACGGACTCTGTCACCTTCTTGAAATCAGAGACCTGTTTCCTTGTCTTATTTATAGACCTGTCAAACTCATTATTCTTGAACAGGATTCTTACGAATAGATCCGCCGCCATTATTCTTCAATTTTACAAATTCATTTAACATATAGCTCAATCTCTCACGCTCTTCCTCTGGCATCTCCATGCTGTCATTCTCATCCCAAGGGAAGGGCATCATATCCTTTATATCTATACGTTTGCTGCTATTTACTTGGGCTATCGTATAAACCAATTGACGGGTTTGATTCCAGCTCTCTATGTACTTCTTATGGATACCTTCCATACAAGCGTCAATCTCATATGGTTCCATATCATCAAGCACATAGGCCGGATCAAGCCCGCCAACAAAAACCAAGGCTTGGAATATATCCTTACCGCTTATTCTTTTTTTTTATCGTCATTATCAGTGTTATCCGTATTTTCCAATATCTCCTTCCTCTTGTTGTACTCTACGGACCATTTCAAAAAATCGATATATATAGACTCGTCATCGCACAATATGTCGGTAAAAGCCTCCAAGTCCATAGTGAAACCTTTATTGTACGCTAACAATACAGAATAAAAGAACACGATATTCTCAAACGTCAACATGTCATCGCCGATATTCTTTCCCATGATCTTCTCGTAAATCATTCGGACACGAAGATTATATCCTAGACGATACTCCTTATCTTTTATAGTGATCTTATCTTCCATCATGATCAAGATCTCTTGAGTAACGGGCCTTTGCCCTTAAATGTAGCGGAATAAGTAGCCTTGTCGTTATGGGCGGCATTGGCCGTGATAGAGGTGATACATACGTCTCCCTCATATCCTCCAGACCCAATAGTCCATCCTTCGGAAGGTTTGCCCGTCTTAGATCCTGCCTCGGCCGTGACAGCGAATGCCACATGAAGCACTTCTCCCGATAAAAAAGCGTCAACCAGACTATCATAGTCTGCCTCAATCATCATCGAGTCCGCTTGAATATCCCAGCTGATTTGCCCAAGCTCGGTATCGCCATATTCTCCAGTATCCTTGTTGGAGATATCAAGCTCCTCCCTTGATAAGTTCATTGTATGCGTAGTAGCAGCGCCAAGTGCTACATAATTCTCTGAAACCTTTTTGAAGAGCATCAAATCCCTTCCTCTTACTACTTTATTTTCCATGTTAATTATCAATTACAATATTAAACGTAAGAGCCTGTATATACGCCTCGTCTTGAAAATCCTCAACGGCGTTGGCAAGCTTTATATCGGAGATATCAAAACCATCCAAGTTCATTGGATAGTCTGGCATCTCATCCACTATAGCGGAAGCAATGTCCAGCGATTGAGAGTAGCTAGAACCGACGATAATAATATCCACGCTGATCATTCCATAACGATAAGACACATCCTTGTCCGATTCCAAGACGACCCCACTTCTTTTGTACGTAACAAAAGGAAAAGGCGTTTTCTGCTCGGCAACGACCGGATATATACGGCCTTTCAACCTGTCATTGATACTCATATCAGCTAACAGTCTTTTAATCAAAGCTCCTATCTCTAACGCTCTCATTTCTTTCTTCCTATCCTTATTACAGCCCTCATCACTCTTTTCTCCATATCGTCAAGTACCTTTGATTCTTCCGAGTCTTGCGCTTTCCTGAAATACCTTCGTCCCGTGATAATGCCACGATTCGCGGGTTTCCCCGACCTAGTTAAATATAATCTAGCGCCTTTTCTTTTAACGCCGGTGACCCGATGCCCCTTGGTAAATCTCCGTTTGGTACCAAGCTCAAAAAACTTTGCTCTAAAATCCCCTAGAATATCAACAACGGCATCTTTGGTTTTCTTATTAACGTTAAGCCTTACCAATGGTAATCTCTTGGTTGATCCGTTACGGTCTTTATAGATATTGAAAGCCTTGAAAGCGGTTCCGGAGCCAAAGTTCTGGATAGTCCTTCTCCTTATGATCTGCCCGCCGGATCGAACGGCGGAAATCATAGCCTTATCCATTTCCTTCCCGGTAAGCCTGTCCACCATCCGGTTATATTCCGATATATCAACCTTGACCTTACTCATTGATTCTCTCCCCCGTGATGGTTATACAATTCTTGGATCTCTCCGGATTGATATCGAGTATCCTGTACCTTATCCCATCATGAACAATAACCATGTCATAATCGACCTTATGATACAGGCGTATCTCGATCCTTACCGTATAGGTATTGACGATCTCATTGGCCTCTATCGCCCTGTTGCCTCTAATGTGGGAAACACGGGCATAGGTAGAGAAACAATCCTCATAAATTACCTCAGAGGCAGAATACTCAGTCTCGGACTTTACAGGCAACTGGAATGTGATCTTATCTCTCATCAACCCCGCTCTCATGATCCTTTGGATTATAATACCTTACATAAGGAAACAATAAGCTATCTACCATCATGGGCACCTTGCTAGAGGAAACGAAAGCTATTGGCTCCCTATTCTCGTAATAGTGAGCCACGACAAGCTTGGCGGCATGTTTGACCGGAAGAGGTATAATACCATCCGGAAAAACATCCGTCAATGAGTCGAATTTTAAACGATTAGCGATGTCGATCTCTGACATGTCTATCAATTCCTCGATATACATATCATCATCGGTATAATCCAAATCCACTCTTAAATGCCTCTTTGCCTCCTCTAGCGTAAGTATCATGAGCCAAGTTATTTAATAGATCCAACAGCGAATGATTCTTTTCTGCGAGGCTTGGCATCAAAGAAGGCGTTGATAACTAATCTGACCTCGCCATCAGCGGCCTTCGTGTAAGGATCAACCGTGATATCCAACGCACCCCATTGACCGATAACGAAATCCGCCCAGTTACCGAAAATGATACCTTCCTCATCCATGCTCTCTTGCAATCCGGATGCCATGCCTGACGTAGCATATACGTTGTAACCATTAGCCATGCCATTCTGCAGGATGAATCCCTCCGCTACACTTGCGGCTCTAAGAGTACCCTTCAAGATACCTGCGCCTTTGACTGACGTGATATAAGCAAGATTATTCACTAACGCCTCATCAACGGGAACCGCTGTTTCCAAAGCAATCATATTAGCGAAAGAAGCCTCTCCTGTCACCGTATAAGTTGGCGTGCCAGTAAAGAAGCCATCAGGCTTATTTGCGTTAGTAGCCTCGGCACCAAGGATCGTTTTCTGCAACTTGATAGCCACCGCGCGTGCCAAGTCATTACTAAGCATAGTGTCAGTAGATAGCGTATCTTGCGCAAGGAACTGCTTAGAGATATCAATATAGGCTGTTAAGCGCTTAGGAGCCAGCTCTACCTTTGTGAACGTGCCCTTCCCGTTCTGAGCCGCCCCTGTCTCATTAGCCCAATTAACGGATGAGCCAGAATACGCAGGAATACCTATATTACCTTTCAGTCCCGTTAAAAAAGTAGCCCCAGCCTTTACCATGACCAAACTATCACGGATCGGCTGCAAGATGCCAAGCAAATCCTCTGATATAAGTTCCTTGCCATCACCTGTGACTTGAGCGGAAATAAAATTGCCCCTATATTCCATCGGGATCAACAAGCTTCCTTGATCCACCGGTAAGCTAGCCTCGGTCATAGCCCTACGTCCAGCATCGATCAACCCCTCCACCTCGTCACAAGTCTCGCCAGTGATCTTTGAGCGGATAGCCTTAGCCAACAATCCTCCCCTAGAATGTTGGGTGTTAGCCACCGGACGTTGTTTATTCCTAGCCTCGGCCAATTTGATCTCAAACTCGCAATCGGCGATATCCGTAACGATCTCGGCCAATCTTTTTTCCTCATTCTCATCTGCCTTCCGGCCCTCGGCCTTCATCTTATCGAAAATGCCTTGTTTTTCAGTGTTGAGCAATCCGATCTTGTCTCGAAGCTCCACGATAGTAAGTTGTTTCTTTGACATATTAAAATCTGTTTTTAAGATTGTTATAATAAATTTCTAAATCCTCCTTTTCCCTCTTTTCCCGTTCCTCTTTTCCCTTGTTTTGCCTATCCTCTAAATCCTTACGCTCCTTATCACGAATGCTTTCGATAGACCGTAAGGCCACCTCGGTATCCTCATAAGCCGGATAATACACCGGGCTCACATCATACAGCTTGTCTATCTGGACGATCGTGCGGATATACTTACCGTTTTCGCCTTTCTCCCAATTATCCTTAGATACCGTGAAGGCAAAAGATGACTCAGCGATATCCCCTCTCTTCAGAGCCTCTACCAGCTCATCACCCAAGGCTGTATCCGGAGCATAAAAAGAATATTTAAGTCCTTTGGCATCAACCTCCAACTTCAATGATCCCACACCCATTCTCCAGCGAGCCAACACGCCCCTTCTCTCATCATGGTTCATCAAGCACAAGACATCGCTCCTCTCCAATACGCCGTCCAAGGCCGTAGGCGCTATCCTTTCTATGAGATCCCCACCCCACATAGGTTGACTATCCGTATTAAAAAGCAAAGCGTATCCCTCCACATGTCTGGATTCCTCTTCTACGGAAGCCCGGTATGATATTCCTCTTATTTCCTTATTATTTGTCATGCTCAATAGATATTTTATTATATACCGAAACGATGTAATACAGCGATCAAGACCGCTCTCCCTGCATCAAACTTCTTGTTAGCCACAAACTCCAATGGGACCATAGCGTTATTAACTAGCGGTTGATCCCCGTTCTTTACTTTGGGCATGTCCATCATACGGCGAGCCTCATTAGGTGTCATACCTCCCATCTCATACATTGTTTTCATAAACGTCGCTTGCGCCGCTTTGTCGGCTCTCAACAGGTTGCTTGTATCAAATTTTACCTCAACATAGGATCTCTCAGATGGACGGAATACCTTTCGTTTCATCTCAAGCTCTATATTCTCCAAGAGTGGGGCCAGCGTATCCGTAAGGAATGCCAATTGCGTAGCCTCCACCGTGCTATAGCTGGATTTAGATAGGTCGAACGCCTTGACAGGGGAAACCCCGAAGAAACGGCATATGTCTATCACGTTGAATTGCCTTGTCTCTAACATCTGGGCATCGGATGGATTTATGGATACAGATTCATAATGACTATTTGCCTCCAATACGCCAATCCCCCCATTGGAAACCATATCGGCCCAAGTCTTCTTTATCTCCTCCTTCTGCCCATCACGGAGCTTAGTATCAAAGGACAAGATCCCCATAACGCCACCACCATCGCTAAAGAATTGTTTAGCGTAATCCTCAGCACTGCTCGATATGCCAAGCGTATTGCGTGCGTGCGTTAATGTGGATACGCCGGTTATACCGTCATAACTAAAATTCAAGACATGGATCATATCAGAAGGCTCAACAAGAGACTTGAATCCCGTCACTTGGTATCTCATCCTAGGGATACCATCAACGGTAATATAGACTACGCTAACCAGCCCGGAAGGTATATATTGAAGGGATAACGCATTACCGTAATCATCCCTGTCAACGTAGGCGTATCCGTTGCCATTAAGCAACACGGAGCTTACCAACGTTTTAAGGAACGTGAATCTTGTCATATCCGGGTTAGGGAACTCCCGGAGAAGGTCGTAAGCGGGATGCCTAACATAGGGGCTTTTATATCCCTCATTATCTTTTTTGAAAGTGTCTAAAGGAAGTTGCGCCACACTCTCGCTAATGACATTGACGCATCTATATACGGCGGCAAGTGTCATAGCCGGTTTCCTGCTTGACCCACCGCCAAAGCGTTGCACGTTAACGAAGGATTCAACGGGTTCCTTTTTCTGTGAGCGCCTTATATTTATATCCAAACCCAAAAATCTCATACACGATGTCTTTACCTTAAACCGAAATCGTGTAATACATCAGAGAGAGTCTATATACTATTCGAGTATTGAGGTGTCATTAAGCAAACCCCCATAGCCTCAATCATGGAGATAACCCCGTCTATCTTCTTATCCCTATATTCCTTAGAGGGTTTCGTATTCCCGTTATGATCCAATTTCATAACAACATTCCTAAAACAGAAGTGAGTTATCGGATTATTGTCAATTACCACATTGCCGGACAATATTACACGCTCCATCTCTTTTGTTGGACGGTTGAAATTTCCTATGGACTGGCTTACCGGCTCCATTGGAAGCCCTTTATCCGTAGCGTTTATCACGAACTGCGTGGCGTTCCAAGAGTCATATCCTACTTTTACTATATACAACCTCTTGTCTACCGATAGAATATCGTCCAGTATATAATCGTAATCAACAACGTTACCGGGGGTAAGTTTCAAAAAACCAAGCCTCACCCACTCACTGTATTGCTCCTTGTTCTTTTTTGTCTCCAAAGCTTCTTCTGGAAGATAATATAACGTCTTGAAATAAAACTTGCCATCCTTTGGTATCATGAACGATACGCAAGTCAAGTCCGATGTGGATGAGAGGTCTATACCGGCAAAACAGTCATCCTTCGTGGTAAAATCATCCAGATCCACCTTCCTTGAGCATGCCAATATATAATCATCCGGAATCCATACGTCCGAACTATCGCACCACATGTTGAGATTTTTAGTCTTTACGTTGACCTCATCCGATGGTGTATTCATAGCCTTCCTTACCTCTTTTCTTAGGTAAGATGACTTGACTGTCACGTCCATATTTGGGTTGCTTTTTATCCAATTCGCCTCATCTTTCCAATCATCCTTCTCATCAAGCGAATATATGGCCATGAAAAAAGAATCATCCTCTTTTAAACCGTTCAATATTTCCGTTGCGGTAGTCCTCAACTCATAACAAGGCCCTAACTTATCAAATCCGGCTGTTGTTATGATTATTTCCAAAGGATTGTCCCGTGTCCCTTGTCCTGACTCCAGCACGGCTTTCAGGCTATTGCTTTTTGCCGCATGATATTCGTCTAGTATGAAGGTGGAGGGATTTGGTCCATCCAATTTCGTGGAATCAGCCGCTAAAACCTTCAACCAAGAGATTGTCTTGTCAAAATTAATAGTATCACGATAAACTTTCAAGTATTTTTCTTTAGGATCAAAAGCCTTCGCAAAATTAGAGCATAATGGCCATGCGGATATCTTTACCTGATCCTTCGAGTTGGCGGCGAAATAAACCTCAGCCCCATCCTCATCATCATTTATAAGGGCGTTTAGACCTATCCCCGCCGCTAACGCCGTTTTCCCGTTCTTTCTGGCCACCTCTATATAAACAGTCTGGGTGAGCCTACTTCCGTCACTCTTATTGTAAAACCCGTAGATACTTGCGATAATCCATTCTTGCCAAGGCTCCAGTACGAAAGGTTTGCCGGAATGCCGGCCTTTAAAGTGTCGAAGGTGGTGGTATAATCGTATCACTTTATCCACCTTTTCTTCCAAAAACATGTACCGATCATCGTCCATCAAGGAAAAAAAACGCTCGCAAGCTTTTTTTATATGCTTACCAGCTATCACATTCCCTGATATCACGTCTACCGGGTATTGAATATATGCCTTATTTGTTGCTGAAGAAATCATCCGCAGGCGTATCCTCCTTGCTATCTACATTGCCACGAGTCATTTTCTTGCTACGAGGGGTAAATCCATATTCCTTAGCGATATCTAGATATTGAGTCCAACTCTCACGCATAATGTTAGCCTCTGGTCTCTTGACAATTTCACCCTTTAAATTCTTCATTGTTAATCCTTGCTCAGACACGACATCCACACATTCGAGATAACAGTCATAGGCGGTAGCCATTCTATGGAGCTGCGGAATATCCCCCACTGTCAATTCTCCACGATCACAAAGTTCTCTCACTATATCGCATATGACCTTTCGAGTCGCCTTATGCTTGATAGTCTTTGGCAACTGGAAGGAAATATCCTTGGATTTACTTATTATCGTATATCTAGTACCCATGTTTAACATATTTAACTATTCGGCGAATTTCAAAAAACGCCGTGCGTGTGAAGCGAATTGGGACGTGGTTTCAACACTTCCCGCCTCTAAAAAATCATAAGGGGGGGGCTATGCCATCCTCCCGTTCCATGCATCCGGTATGATCCTCTTCAACTTATAACAATGACTCGTTTTATTAAGGGATGAAGCAAGAGGCATAATCCCCGCCTCAACCATTATTCCCTTAAACTCATCGTTGCTTATATAGCAGCCAAGCGCATCCCCAAAATAAGTCTTGAGATAATGGCTCTCATATCTTTCTCCCGTGCGGCTTGGCACGCAATGTCTATGTATCAATATCACGGCATTCTCTCTTTCTGTCCTTGTCATATCATTTTGTTTTTATTGTGTATAGCCGAGTGACATTCATCACACACGCTCATCAAGTTGTCATAATCAAATGCCAGCACTTTCCTAGACTCCGGATTATCAGTGGACATGAATGATTGGATATGATGTACATCGTCTGCCATTCTCGTAATGCCATTCCTCTCGCATATCTCACACAGAGGATTGTCACGAAGCTTGGCCTCCCTCATCCTCCTCCATCGAGCCGTATTATAGATAGCCATCCTTTCTTTACGCCTCTGGCTCGTCTGATCCCGCCTCTTCGGTTTGTATATCGTTGGCATATGCTTTATTCTTATATAGATTGTGATCTTGTTTTATCTCACTCATAACATTTCTAATCCTTTTCCTTATACGGTCCATTATATCGGAATCCGTTTTTAAGGTGTTGAATTTAGAGTCTTGAAGTATCAAGGTGATAGCGTTATGAAACATGTCCCCTTTATCCATGGATAAATACAACCGTCCATCATCGTTACGGAACTCACCCATCAATGTCAAGTAATATCTGGCGATCAGCTCTCTCGTCCGAACGCCACAATCACCTTTTCTTATCGTGTTTATCCTTGCGGCCATTAACACCCTCCACGTCTTTTAATAATACATATATCTTGCCATCTCTCTTTATATACGACGCCTTGCCTTTTTCTACCATATTTCTTATGCTCCTCTCACTGATTCCATTCGCCTTGGATATGTCTGATATACGATAGTACCCATGAGATACCGGGATCTTTCTCTTTGTCGCAAGATCCCCGATATTACACAAGTTGCCATCGGCATCATATACCTCATCCAATATCTTTGAGAGTCCCGCTTTTACGACCGCAGAGACATTAACGCCAGTAGCCTCGGCCACCTCGCACAACCTCATCCTTACATCAGGCGATACACGCAATGATATCATGTCATTTTTATTGTTCAAGTGCGGAATACCCATATCATAAATATATCTGTATTAAACAATTAAAGCGGAAAATGAAATATAAGTTAAAAAACAAGACGCTTCACTTTATATTTCTACCACAGAGGCAAAGTTATTTAGAATGATTCTAAATAACAAATTATAAATAGTTTATTTTTAAATATTTACAACTAAAAACTAAAACACATAAATCATGAAGCATTATAAATAAATATATTTGTGCAAATCAATCATATATACCATGAACGAGGAACTTAAACAATTGCTTGCGTGGTTTGATAACTACGAGATAACATTTAACGAGATAAGACTGTCACAATGTCAATATATCTTTGACCTTCGGAAATTTATATCGGTCCAGACGAACTCTGTCCGAAAAAATTGGGACAATCCGACATTTGAGTATGATATTTTGAGTCTATATCAGCTTAAAAAGGTACTAGAGGAAAAAGAGAAAGAAAATATGCCATAAAGCATAAAAAATAATCATTGAAAAACTTGCATACTATCAAATTTGATAGTATATTTGCAATATCAAAATAACAATAGAACCGGCGGCAACGGATAAGCGGCATTAAGGAAATGAATACATCTACGTATAGAGAACTATCCAAGACAGGACAAGGCAGAAAGCAATCACATGAAATGATGCTTGAAGATGTCAAAAAAAGAATCGATAAATTTGTTAACGAAGCCCCTGAGAGCACAAGGGAAAAAGCATCTCAATTAATGCAAACCGCATTTGAAAAAATATCCAAACTTGGCAACGGCATGTTGTTTGATTGTTTTGCCGATGATCAAGTAAGCGACAGAAACTTTTTGCTTTACGTTAATGACATTTTAAAGGGAGAGTTACAATAAATAATAATAAAAGCTGAGCTACCGGCGTGACGGGCAAAGAAATATGAAGATATTATATTGCAACAATCGTGAATTATTAGAGATTTTAGAAAATAATGGTATTAATATGATCTGCAATGAAAATATGCAGATAGAAATATCTGATGAAGATTCGGAAAAAATTGACAGTATTGTAAATGAGCTTGCTCCTGCTGCATTTGGAGATTATGTGATAGAAGATATAGAATGATCATTATGGAATATCTAATAAATAACAATGACAGATAGAGAAAGAATCGGTAAAAGAATAGCCCAGCTCCGCATGGAGGCCGGGATATCACAGTACAAACTAGCTGAACTTACAGGGCTAGCGCCGGGAAACATCGCCCGGATAGAAACTGGGAAGTATAGCACAGGTGTTGACCTATTGTCCAAAATAGGAGACGCATTAGGATATCAGCTAGATTTCACAAATAAATAACATTAAAAACTAATATTATGGCAAGAACAACGGATTACAAGTTAAAAGGAGAGAAAATCAAGGGTCAAATAGACGAGTTAGTAACCGCTCTTTTGGAGGAGAGGAAAAATTCCTTTGACGAAAACCGGAAAGTAAAAATAGCGAACATTGATTTGGAAGAACTGAATAATATTGAGTTGCAACAACTGCAAGTCCGAATTTCAAAGATCTTGGTCGAAAGAACAAAATAGTCCTATTTGTCGCATACTAAAAGTATAACGCCCGTGTCAGAAAAAACACGGGCGTGTTTTATTGGTCCATTTTACCTTTCATCCCTGTTTTTCCTGTAGCCATTGACATAATCTATAACCTTTCGGTTGGCTTCATCCACTTTTTTTTGGTCATAACGTATATATATGGAAGTAATGGAAGATCCTATCTCATGTCCTAAAGCGGCGGATATCGTCTCTTTGGGAATATCAAGCTCAGCGGCTATGGTAGCCCACGTATGGCGGGCCCAATATGAGGACAAATCCGGAAATAAAGCTTTGATATACTTCTTTCCACCACGCCCTTTTCGCTCACATTCACCTATTTTTTTCAGGCCTAAGCCCATCCTGTGCATAAAATCCTTATAATAAGCGTATTCATTCAATACATCTATGAGATATCCATCACCCTTATATCTATTTATTATTTCCAACGCCTCAGGCTCTACTTTAACCGAATATAATTTATCAGTCTTTGCCCTCCTGTACTCTAGCCTATCCCCATTCAACTTCTTTGCAGAAAACAAATCTATACCATTAATACCTATGAGATAAAACATTAGCATGAATATATCCCTGTATTTTGTTTGATAACCCTCGCAAGGATAATCACGTAACATTATCAACTGCTCCACGGTCAAAGATCTTTTTCGGGTTTCCTCTGTTTTAATAGAGAACTTCCTGAAAGGATAATTCTCTGTCACACCCTCATCTATGGCATAATTAAATACCGCTCTCATATTTCTCATATGTATCGAACGTGTATTAGTGCTAAGACCTGCCTTTATCATATAGCTATCAAAATCCATTAACCATTTCTTATCTATACTTCCAAAAGAAGGGTCACCACCGAAATCCACGATCTTGGCCTTACTTCCTTCATATGTCTCAATAGTACTTCTTTTTTGCTTGGTAGCTATAAACTCATCGAAGCAGGTCAACAATGTCCTCTCAGCCCTAGCCTTGCTTGATATGGCCTCCTCTATCATTTCTTTTAGAATGGAATCCGTGACGCTTTTTAGCTTATCCTCCCTTTCAAGCTTATATATAACATCCTCGGCCTTGTTCATCAACGAGCGTATCGTCATATTTTTGGTCTTATAGTTAGGCTCGCTCTTAGAGTATTGGTTCACATCCCAGTTCTCCTCTTTAGCGGTGAACTGGGTGGAGATATAAAATCTCTTGTTATGGCTAACATATAGCTTAACAGGAAAAGAGCCATCTTTCTTCGCTCTTCTCTTATCTAGGTAAAATGATATATTTCCCATGTCCGGTTTTATTGTGTTGCAAATTCCGGGTAAAATTTGCAACAGATTTGCAACACAAAGCTAACAATTAGGGGCATTTAAGGGCATATAAGGGTAGTTAAATATACAAAAAGGCATAAAAAAAGGAGCCACTTTATTAAGTAACTCCTTGATTTTCAATCGTCGGGGTACCAAGATTCGAACTTGGGACCCCCTGCTCCCAAAGCAGGATTTAAATATACATAAAAATTTAATTTTCAAACAATTAAACACTAATACAAAATAATTTGCAACAAATTTGCAACGTTGTGTTATTCGCCTTGAATCATGCCTCCTTGGGAATATTTTCACAGGCGAACTATTTATTAGAGGAAATGCCCGATAAATATCCATCAACCGTTGAACTTATTTGCATACCAGATGTTTTATAAAAGTACGGTCAATCACGTCCGGCATTAAATCTATAACACATGGAATCGTGCAAATTCAAGAAGAGGTTCCCCGACCTCACAGAGGATCAAGTATGCGATCTAGCGCAGCTTGGCAAGTCTATATCAAGTATCTCAAATTCACTTGTCTTGAGCCTATTGTTCATATCCAAGGAGATGCTAATATCGGAATCGGATATTGCGGAAAAAGCCCGTTACTGCATGTCCGATCTCATGGACTTGACCAGATGTCTTGTCGAGTACAGATATAGCGAGGCTTGATTCTTTCAATGTGGGTCTCTATATTATACAATGAGACCCACGAGAATATCAATTAAAGGCTTTCCAACCACTTTTTACCAGACTTAGTATTAAGCCAAATCGCTATGGCTGATCCTACAACTGCCATTATGCAGAATAATCCTATTAATGCTCCCATACTATTTTACTTTATTATTTTATACCCAATATAAGCAAATATGTAAGTAACAAACGCCCCGATTGACATGATAATATAAGAATCAATGTTATCCTTATTTATAACAACCGACGCAACGCTCCCTATCACTAATGCCGCGAAAGACAATTTGGAAAGGTCATAAAAGAACTTACCGAGTGTTTCTTTTGAAACCCTTTCTCGCTCACGGATGTCCCGTTTCTCATCCTGCTTTTTCTCCCAGTTTCCCATGTTGTTTTATCCAATATCAATAATCTTAAATGCTTATACATAAGATCATTTATTATGTTGCCAACAATATTTACTTCCGGGCTCAGCATTTCTCTTGCATCGCTCTCCTTTTTTAGTTGTAGCTTGGCATCTGTTATCTGAATATGTCGATCTGTAAACATTTGTTTTATTGTCATTTTTTATATTTGTTTTGTTTTCGACATCAACTTCATTTTTATCATTGATATTTATATATTTCTCTAAGGACAATACCCTATCTTTTAAATCTTTATTTTCTTTTTCAAGAGAACTTACTTTTGATTCTAAAGAAACCAACCTGTCTTCTATTGATATGACATCTTTAAAAGATGTCATAAAAACAAACATAACGAATAATAAAAAATACTTATACATATATATATTCAAATTACATTTTACCCATTGCTTGCTAGTTCTGTATTTACTGATAGTCCTAATATTTATTGCCTCTTTATTGCCATACCGCTAACGAAGTAGCCTGTTATCACAGTCCCGAATTGTTGATTAGTTTCCGTGATTGGCGTTATACTCAATCCTATAATACCATTGGCATCATTCTCTACAGCACGATTGTATAGCTCCTCTATCGCCTTATCCGTTGTAGCCTTAATGTATTTGCCATAATTAATATTTAATTTAACGCTAGGATCACCAGAGTAAACAGCGTCATCTATATACTCCTTTGTATTGACATCCTTCACCTCATATCCGCTATTGACTTTAGCCGTGACACTTCCGATAGGCATGTAATCAAAGCTTACGGAATTTGATTCTGTCATAAAAAAACCTTTTTTTGAATATTTAGAATAATCAATGATGCTAGATTCTTGTATATAAGGAAACTTAGCGACCGAACATCCGAAAAAAACGAAAAAAATAAATGAAATTGAAATGATTGTCTTTAATTGTCTCATGATTTACGATTTTACTACATTATACTAAACTGTCTTATACACAAAATAACTCTCGCCAACGCCGTTATGCTCTCCTTCCTCACGTCCTTCGGGTCATGCTCCTTATTATATGACACTAGATTCAAGTAGTCGTTACCCTCACTTGACTTCTTCACGTATTTAACCACGACAGACACATCGGAATCATTCTCGATCTGCAATATGTATATCTCACCGTATTGCACGGATTCTATGCTATGCACTTCTTTGTACGCTATTATATCACCGGATTTAAGCAACGGGTACATGGAATCACCTATCACCTTTACAGCCCCATCGCACTTCGGCATGTTAGGTATCGATATTTTCCCTAGGTAAGCCTTGTTTCGATCCCCATCCTCCGAGAATAGACGGCTTAACCCAGCAGATACATCTATATCGTATAAGTTAAACTCGGACATCGGATATATCTTGTCCGGAGTCTTAGGATGGGACAAAGGGATTATGTCTCCGGATGCTTCTTGGGTTGACGGTTGCTTTAGCATGTCGCCTACCCCTGTAATAACCCATACGGGATCTAAATCGGAATATACTCTAAGTATATTCTCAACAGCGTTAGCAGAAATGCTTTTTGTCTTTCTCCAATACCCATTGGAAAATCCTGCATCCACTTCCAGCTTATAAACGCTAATCCCTTTAAAATCAATATATTTTGAAATCCTATCTTTTGCATCCATAAGCGTATTGTATAATTAATGTTAATACTGAGTATATATTCTCGTTAATATGAGAATTATTAGAATATAGTCTATATATTTGCATCGGATTCATATAAGAAACCGGTACTTATAAGTTTAATACGCAAATATAGGAAAATAATTATAGTCATGAAAAGAAACAAGATTTTAGTTCCATATGGGGCAAGAAAAAAAATAGCAAAAGACACCGGATTCTCTGATATATGTGTTCGTGATGCGTTAAACGGGGTGACGAACACGGAGAATTCAAGGTTGATAAGAGACAGGGCATTAAAGTTTTACGAAGGTGTTGAAATAAAATAATGGATCATGGCACGAGAGAGAAAGACAGGGAAAGTGGAGCCTATCCAAAAAATATGGCTCTCGAAAGCGGAGGCTATGGCATATCTAGGATGCTCGGATAAATTTTTACTGACACTCAGAGATCATGCCGAGATTATGTTCGCACGATGGAACAATACCATATGGTACGACTTGAGGAGTATTGATCGCTTCTTAAATCGGAACAAGGTAGGATAACAACCAAGCCCCATAGCTCAACGGATAGAGCGTCTTCCTCCTAAGAAGAAGGTTCCGGTTTCGATTACCGGTGGGGCTACCATTAAGATCTTTGACGTATTGTGACCCGGAACGCAGCGACGCCTTCAACGTCGTGAGGTTCCCGGCTATATCAAGGTAACGTGATAGCGATATATGCGCCGTGACCCACGCTGGGATATAGCTTACTATAACATCTTCCGTGTATCCTTTTGGTGTTATGCCGGCGGCGGCATTGGTTAACCATCATGGAGGATGTACGATATACTCCCCCACCCGTTATCATTCGGGTTCGAAACCGTTGGAGGTTGTGGGGGTGCGAACATTAAAATATAAAAAACATGAAAGAGAGAGAATTAAAGATATGGTGTGTAGAACAAGCATCAAGATGCTGCTCCAATGAGAGGGAATTAGTGAAGTTAGCTAAGGATATTTTTGATTGGGTAGCAAATAAAGGGGATGATCATCGCACCAAATTTATGGATACAGATGATATCCCCATAATTGATCCCGGCGACTACCCTTTGGTATCTACATCCTCAGATGAGAAAAACTGAGAGAACCCACATCTTTGGCAAACGACCATAGTTAGTGGCATAGATCCTTTTCCCGGTCTTGTGCTTGACAGTAATTGATATTTATCGGCATATATTACTGCCCAAGGCTTGGACAACCCGCAATTCGGACAAGATTCCCTTAAATAAGAGATCTTCTTGATAACATCAGAAGCATTCATATAATTTATTTTTTCGTTTAGCGGCCTAAAGATAGGCAAATTAGCCAAGACCACAACTATTCCCGCCAAGAGAGCCAAAGACTCGCAGGTTCCGGAGCGAGACCGGAGGCGGGACGAAACCATTTGCACTGTTTGACATGTTTATGTGTAATAAAGCTACCAAGACCTTACAATACCGCCGTGAGGCAGGAAAGAATATTAGTTTTTACTTAAACTGTGCCGGGGTGGGATTCCCCGGCAAACGCTCCCTTAGCTCAGTTGGTCGAGAGCATTCGCCTCATAAGCGAGAGGTCGCCGGTTCAAGCCCGGCAGGGAGCACGTTTCACCCCTAGGGGTGCTTATTCAATCAGAAAATCAAAGTCACAATTTTTGCAAACAGGTCTCCGTCCGTGAGGATATGAGGCCTTTTCACATCAAGAAATTTAAATCAACAACATATGATAAAGAGAAACCAAGCATGGCTCTGGAAGATATTCCGGGCCATAAAGAGCGTGATCGTCTTTTCTTTTAGGATGATATCCGCTACCGTACTAGGGCTAATATCAATAGTGTCAATATTTGAGTGGTACGAAAAACCTCTCAATATTCACCTCTTGATCCTAGCGATCATATCAATCTTTATTGTGGTACACCAAATAGTTATAATGACTTATGAGTCAGAAAAATGATTTCGGGGTGATATACGTGGTGCAAGCCCCTTCAAGGCCTAACCGATCCAAGAAGGACGATATCCTAGACGAGCTAAATTCTCTTAGCAAAGAAGAACTAATAGAGATAAGAAAAGATATTGTAGAACTAATAAATAGTAAATAGATGAAGACATTCGAAGAATTAAAAGAAGATCTGCTTGAACGGGCTAAAAAACATCACGCTTGCCAAGATGGATACAGTATGGGGTTAAACGCAAAAAGCAAACAAGACTTGCTGAAAGCGATAACCGATAATTGGTATTGGGTCTTGAGTGCGTCCAAGATGATTGACGCAAATTACCTAGAAAAAAACTTTACTGAGGAGGAATTAACCGAAGCTGGCATTTACACAAGAAAAGAACACACCTCTAATGCTAAATCATTTGCTTGCGGCTCTGCCACGGTCAAGGCTTACGACTCTGCCACGGTCGAGGCTTACGGCTCTGCCACGGTCAAGGCTTACGATAACTCATATGTTGAGGATTGCACAAAGAACATAAACACAGTTTCCGATCATGGAATAGTCAAAGACTACTACAATCATAAGATATATATAAAGAAAGGAAAATTCGAGATTATCGAGATCGAATAAATTCAAGGTCTTAGCTTATCGGTAGAGCGCCCCTAACATGGGGATGGCCGGGTTCGACTCCCGGAGGCCTGCAAATCAAGATAAATGAGAGACATCTACATCAAAGACCCCGACGGCGAACCGGAGTACGACGGGGAGGAGGACAACGAGGAATATGAGGAGAGCATGGAGGAGCTTAGGTTCCTATGTGATTCATATAATTGGTAACATCCCGCCCTTACGAGGTGCAACCCCGACCCAGACCGGCAACCGATATCCTAGACAAATGGTAGGCCATGACGATATCATTGGCCCGGAGGAAAGGGACACGGTAGTGAGGGAAGGGCGGCCGATGGTCTTAGTCCGGGTTCGACTCCCGGAGGCTGACGAAACATTTTAAAAATAAATATTATGCCTATTTTAAAGAAAACAGACGTTAGGCCGCTTAGACCTATTATCATGGTCATTTACGGCACACCGGGAACAGGAAAGACATCCCTTTCCAACACGAGCGAGAACCCATTATTGATCGATTGCGACCGGGGATTTGACCGGGCGGCGAATCAGGTCGACACGCTTACGGCGCAAACATGGGAGGACATCCTCTCCGAGGAAAGCTCGATGAAAGGTTATAAGACCATTATCGTGGACACGGCGAAATCAATGCTGGATGATTTCTTGGCCGTATACGGGGTTAAGCAAGATTACAAGCTGAGTAAGAACAAGCTTAAATTGTTCGGTTACATAGCGGACGAGTTCAAGAACTTCGTCAACAGGAGACGATCCGATTGCTCGGATATCATCTTCGTATGCCATGACAAGGAGACCCAAGAGGGAGACTCTATAAAGCACTCCCCCGACTGCACTGGACAATCCAAGGATCTGTTGATCCGCATAGCGGACCAAGTAGGGTTCATCACCATGATAAACGGGAAAAGGACCATATGTTTCGATCCTACGGATACCACCGTAGGGAAGAACGTGGCGCAAATACCTCCAACCGTTATACCCGAATGCAACTCATCGGAGTTTCCCTCCTTCATGGCCGGTATAGTGTCAAAGGTTAAAAAGGCCATACAAAGCAAGACCGAGGAGCAAAGGGTCGCCTTGGAAGCGCTAGAGCAGGCGAACATAGCGCTGGAAGCCGTGGAGACGGAGGAAGAGGCGAACCATATGATAGAGATCAAGCAATCCCTGAACAAGGTATTCGAGAGACCTTTCAAGGAGAAAATGATACGAATCCTAGGAGAGAAAGGATTCGTATTTAACAAGGAAACGGGTAAATTCGTCAAGGATGAAAAGGTTGCTTAGGGTGACCCAACTGGAGAAGTTCAGGCGTTACATAACGGAACATTCCGAATATGATGACGAGCGATCGGTCATAGACAATCTCACCGGGCAATTCACGGGAAACCAGTATACGAGAGTGGGGACGGCCTTCCATAAGATAGTGGAAGGCGATACCACCGGATGCAAAAAGATACCTAGAACGGATACAGAGATTCCGGGGAGGGAGTTCGATATAGACGGCTACCCCGTGAAGCTGGACTTGAAACAATGCAAGACAGCTCTGGAATACAAGGACCGCTTCCCGAACGCCTTCCACGAGATAAGGGAATACATGGACATGGGGGAAATAGTCATAACGGGTTGCGCCGATATCATAAACGGCCTTGAGATAAGGGATATAAAGACGAAATACTCTCCTATAAAGGACTCCGATTACACGGATAGTTGCCAGTGGAGGTTCTACATGGAGCTATTCGGTGTGGGAGACTTCTTTTTCGACTTGTTCCAGTTCGTCGGATACGACAAGGACAAACATGGTTATGATGTCCGTGGACTGGAGCTTAAACCTTACGCCCCGGCTATCGGATGTCATTGGTACAACACCATGGAGCGAGACAATCGTATCCTGCTCAAGGAGTTCGTCCAATGGTCCAAGTTCAGGGGCCTATTCGATAATTTACCAATCTACAAATCATAAAAGAGCATGAGCAAGAGCATAAACCAATGCCTATTGATAGGCAACGTAGGTAAGGACCCGGAAATAAGGACTTTCGATAATGGGGTCAAGGCGGCGACATTCTCCTTGGCCACCTCCACCGGAGGATACAAGAGGCAGGACGGGACGGATGTCCCTGAGAAAACCCAGTGGCATAACGTCGTGGCATGGCGTGGACTGGCCGAGATAGCGGAGAAATACATCCACAAGGGAGATAAGGTGACAATCCTAGGGACGATCAATTACAGAGAGTACGAGAAAGACGGCATAAAACGGTATGTCACCGACATATTGGCTTACGATATCATGCTATGCGGCAAGAGCGATAGCGCCGGTTCCAGACCTCAAGTGACCGCCAACGACGTTCCATCCCAATCGGATTTCCCGCCTATGGCTCAACCTATAGACGATCTACCGTTCTGATCTATGCTTATAAATCCAACAAGCGAGTTCGACCGGGAACGGGCCGACACGTACTACAGGAAATTGATGTCCGGCACCGATCCGTTCGAGATCACGAAGAAAGCGAGACGAAGGACATTGCCGCAAAACGCCCTTTTTCATCTATGGTGCCAAGTGATATCGGACCATATAGGCTATACCTCCTTGGAGGATTGCAAACGGGATGTCAAGAGGGCGTTGCTAGGGATGAGAGAGGAAACGAACAGGATCACCGGAGAGACGCAGAGGGTGGATTATCAGACATCCTCCATGACAACCTCCGAGCTGGCCTCGCTCATGGATAAGATGAAAGCTTGGGCGCAGACCGACCTTGGTTGCTATCTACCCTATTTCGGAGATCCCGGCTATGAGGAAATGTATCAGCAATACAACTGGAAATGAGAAAAAGCGACAGGCCTCCAAATTACCTGATCGACAAGATAGTGAGGCATACTAACATTATTATTACCGCTCCTTATGGCAGCGTCAAATACATGGATGCGGCCAGACTCCTTAAAAAGGAGGTCAAGAAGCTGGAAACCTATAAGAGATACGATAATGAGAGATCTTAAACACTGCCTCAATGAGGCTTGCTCTAAAAGGCATTGCCTCTGTCATCAACGGCAGAGGCATTGGAAAGACCCGTCTAAGACAGACGGGGAAACTATAAGGGCTGGACAGGCTCTATTTGAAGGGAATACCCCTTGCAAGGGGTACATTCCCCAATATGAAAGAAAGAAATTCAATATTAATTATTAATGATATGGGAAAGAGAAAAGAAGGTTCTTACAACTTTGACAAGAACGTACAAATGTTTTTGGCTTGCGCAAAAGACGATAACCGACCCGCTATGGAATGCGTATATTTCAAGGGAGATTGGGCCTACGCCAGTGACGGGCATATTATCGTTAAAAACAGGATATCCGAATGCTCAAACCTTGACGAAGCCATGATACAGGCGTTAGACGGCAAATTGCTGCATAGTCTATTTTTTAAGGACATGTTGAAATATGATGACATCCTTATCTCTGATGACGGGATAGAGTGTCATAAGAAAAATGATAAGGCGTTCTTCTATTTCGCAGATGATAACTTAAAATATCCAAACGCAGAGAAGGTGATACAAAGTTATCTAGCAAAACCCAGCGTCCCACTTCCGCAAATATCCTTTAACATGGGCTTATTCGACATAATGAGGAAAGCTCTATATGAATGCGATCGATGCACGGCTACTTTCAAGGGCGTTAACGATGCCATCATTTTTGACAGCATGGTAGAAGACGTAAGCAGTATTGGATTAATCATGCCTTTATACAATGAGGCGCTAAATCAAGAAGCTAATTAATATTAGAGTGTGTTTTTCATGGTATTAGATTTGGGTTAATTAATGATTGTCCCCGCCGTCCGGGAGGATATGCGGGGCAAACAAAAAAAAGAAAATTATGGAAATAGTTAAAAGCAAAAGTTTTAAAAATGGTAAAGTTTACTGTTTACGTCTTGAAGATGGTATGCTTGTAGAAACTACCGACACATTTCTTCCGTATTATACTAAAGATGCTATAGGAAGAAAACAAAATTTCCTTGATAATGATAATCTTGGAAATCGTTCTGAAAGGTGGATGATTGGAGTTTCAACCATGAGTGGTTGTCCTGTACGTTGTAAGTTCTGTGCCACTGGTAATATGAAGAAATACCGCAATCTTACAGCGGACGAGATTATAGAACAAGTACTGTTTGTTACCAGAAACGCAGGTTACAACCCGCAGGATTCCAAAGAGTTCAAGATTAACTATACTCGTATGGGAGAGCCTTTCTTGAATATAGAAGCTGTAAAAGAAGCTATTGAACGGATTACGGAAATGTTCCCAAATACTCACCATTACGTTTCTACGATTGGTATTAAAGATAGTGACTTTTCTTTTGTGAAAGGCAATGTTACGCTACAGATTAGTTTGCACAGTTTTGATGAAGAAAAGAGAGGCTGGCTTATTCCTTATCCGAAGAAAATGTCTATTGAGGAACTTGGGCAAATAAGAACAGAAAGCAATCTGAAAACAACTATCAACCTAACATTGGTAGATGAATCTGACTTTGATGCGGATAAGCTGGAGAAGCATTTTGATAAGGAGTATTTCTTCGTGAAGTTATCTCCAATCAATCCAAATAATATATCAGAGAAAAACAATCTTGGTAATGGAATTATCGAGGGAGTGAATTTAGTATAAACAATTTAATTTACAGAATCATGGAAAAGATTAAAGAACAGCTTGAAAAGATGGGCTACGATTATGCAGTAGCCATTGCAACAAAGTCAGAGGTTGAGAACGGAGCCGCTTGCGGTCAGTTGTCTATCATCGTTGAAAGTGATACAGAGGGATGATTTAAATTTTGATTTAAAACTGCCTACTCTATTTCTACAGAGTAGGCAAACATGGTGGTATGGCGGAATTGGTAGACGCTAATTGAGTGTGGTTAATCGTAGAGTGAAATTCTCTGCTAAGTGTTAGATAGGTTGAAAATAAAACCTGACAATCCACATCAATCCTATCGTGCAGGTTCAAATCCTGCTACCACCACGAATAACAAATATCTAATATGGAAACAATACAAGATTTAGATCACTTGACAATGGCCATATACCTTATCACCGCGATGCTAGGTCTAATCGCAGTGATCTTGGCCGTATTCTTATTAATAAACGACAAAGAAAGGAGAAATCCATGGGAAAGAAAAAACATGATTTAGTGATAGCCGTTGACCCGGACATAGATAAATCCGGCGTATGCGTACTGTCTCCTTCCACGAGACAGCTAATTCTAAAGAGCCTCCCCTTCCCTGTGTTGGTCGATTTCATAAAGGAGGCAAGAGAGAGATACAAGGTGATAGACATAGTGGTCATTGTCGAGGCCGGATGGCTTAACGAAAAAAGCAACTTCCATAAGGCTAGGGGTAAATCCGGCGAGAGGATAGCCAAGTATGTAGGTCGTAACCAGCAAACCGGGATATTGCTTCTCCAGATGTGCGAGCACATAGGGATTCCTTGCGAGGAGGTAAAGCCTTTGACCAAGCATTGGAAAGGGGACGAGGGCAAAATAACCCATGAGGAACTCTCCTACATAGTCGGTCCCTTGCCTAAGAGAACGAACCAAGACCAACGTGACGCTACGATTCTGGCTTGGTGGTACGCCGATCTACCAATAAAAATAAAGACTTGGTGATATGGCGAAGAAGAAAGACGAGCAAGAAAAGGTGAAATGTGGCAATTGCGCCAACGGACATCCTCACAAGGGGCTATGCGTTTGGTGCATCATACATGATGCTGGACGGGTAGCTAACTCCACGAGATTTTGTAACACTTTTAAAAAGAGATAACATGGATATAAAGAAAATGTCAAACAGGGATCTCAAATATGGCATAGACCGATGCAACGCAAGGTTGGCCGGGATAATGCCAATGGGATACATGGACAAGGAACTATGCCTCGATGCGATGGAGCGATATAGGCAGGAGTTGTATAACAGGGGGATAATATATTAAATACATGATATGGAAACAAGGAAAGAGTTAACGAGCTATTTCCCTCACGACAGTAATGCCAGAAACTCGGATAAGCTGATTCGTTTACGAATGAGGCATAAAGCCGCCGGATATGGTGTTTTCTTCATGATATTAGAACGTCTTAGAGAGGAGCCAAGCTATATGAGTGTCAAAGATTATAACATGATAGCCTTTGACCTTCGTGAGGACGCATCCCTAATAAAGTCCGTCATTGAGGATTTCGGGTTATTTGTCTTTACCGAGGACGGTAAGTACTTCTACTCCGAAAGCTTCAAGAAAAGAATGGAATTCAAAGACGATAAATCAAAGAAACGATCCGAGGCAGGGAAGATAGGTTTAGCTAAACGATGGGGCAAAAAAGAATCAGAAATAGCAAATGCTACAGAATTTATAGCAAATGCTACGGATAATGATAGCAATGCTATAGCAAAAGACGAAAAAAATATAGCAAGAAAAGAAAAGGAAAGTAAAGATAATAATATACCCCCTACCCCCAAATCGGGGGACACCGTCACTCCCGTTCCGGAAGCGGGCGATAACTCAGAAAAGGTAAAAACATGGAAAGATGATTTCAACATCTATTTGGATTTAGTCCGTAGCGCATATAAGAGCATATGCGACGATCCAAAGATCATGGAGACCCAACAAGCCTATTATCCCGGCGTAAATATAAAACTATCTCTCGAGAAGGCTTGCACAAATTTCTGGGCGACGGATGCCGGATGGAAGCACAAGAAAAAAAGTAGGGCTAAAGAGATTGACATGAGAATGACATTGATTAACGCAATAGACAAAAACAAGGTTTATTATGGCAAGAACGAGCATCGCACAGACCTCACTTACATCGTCCCAGATTGACGGGAAACTACCTCCCCAAGCCAAGGAGATAGAGCAGATAATACTAGGGGCTTGCCTCATAGAGAGCGACGCTTTCGAGAAAATCGCCTCGGAACTATCTGAGGCCGATTTCTACGACAAGAGGAACCAATCGGTATTCAAGGCCATATCCGGGCTATACAAGGAGAGAAAGCCCATAGACATGATGACGGTCACCCAAGCGATGTTGTCATCCGGAGATCTCGAGAGTATAGGAGGGCCGATCTACATAGCCTCCCTTACCTCCAAGATTGGGTCATCGGCCCATATACTGGACCACGCAATGATAGTCAAGGAGCGATCCATACAAAGGAAAGGACTGGTGATAGCCAATGAACTTGAGAACGCTATCTATTCCAACGAGGATATAGGTGACGTACTGCACAAGGCCATAAACGGATCAGAGAGCCTCATGGAGGAACTTATCGGTAAGTCCAATGGCGAGCATATATCCAAGGCTCTTAAAGGCTCCATGGACGGTTTATACAAGCGTGTGGAGATGGCTAGGAAAAACATCCGGTCTGGTGTAGACACTGGGCTTCACGACCTGAATAAGATCACTAACGGCTGGCAACCGGGAAACTTGGTGATAATAGCCGCTAGGCCCTCCATGGGAAAAACGGCCGTGATGCTTCACTTGGCCAAATCGGCGGCAAAATCCAACACGCCCGTGGCTATATTCTCGCTTGAAATGTCCGACATAAGCTTGGCCAACAGGTTGATCCTATCCGAGTGCGACGTAGATCCGGAACGGTTCAAGTCCGGGTATATGACAAACGAGGAGATCAACAAGGTAGAGAAGGCAGTCAACGAGCTTTGGAGGCTCCCGATCTATGTCGATGACAACCCGTGCGTTACGATGGATTACATCCGCTCACGATGTAAGATACTGAAGAAGCAAGGCAAGTGCGGGATCATCATGGCCGACTATCTCCAATTGGCGGAGAGCGGGGAACGGGAAGGAAACCGTGAGCGGGAGGTAGCCAAGATGTCAAGGACCGCCAAGATCACGGCGAAGGAGTTAAAGGTTCCCTTCTTGCTCTTATCCCAATTGAACAGGGGAAACGAGGCCAGACCGGACAAGAAACCCCTCCTATCCGATCTTAGGGAATCCGGGGCTATCGAGCAAGACGCTGATATCGTAATGTTCATTCATAGACCGGAGTATTACAAGATCGAGGTCAAGGACAAGAACGGCAACGTAGAACGCAATTACGGAGAGTTGATCGTGGCCAAGAATAGAGATGGGGCCACTGGATTAGTAAAATTTAAGCATAATGACGGCATGACCAAGTTCTACGATTACGGGAGTTGTGACAAGGACATGCCATTTTAAAAACAGATCATGGAAATAACAGAGAGATTGAGAAACACCCCTACCGGCTTTGTTATCCAAGTCGGGATAAACAGGGTGCAAGTCAAGCGCTTCGAGGCAATATACCAAGGGAAAGCGGTCGTATGCAGGGGATGCCTGTTCCGGGGCGATGGAGCTAGGGATTGCGAGTACAGCAAGGCTTGCATGGCCCATCTGAGGCCGGATCATGATAGCGTGGTTTTTGCTAAAACGAGAGAGACATGACACATGGATCATTATTTTCTGGCGTGGGCGGTTTTGACCTTGCCGCCGAATGGATGGGATGGGAGAACCTGTTCCATTGCGAGATTAACGAGTGGTGCCAAAAGGTACTGAGGTTTCATTTCCCAAAAAGCATTCAATATGACGATATTACAAGAACTGATTTCACTCCGTGGAGAGGGAAGGTTGACGTACTCACAGGAGGGTTCCCTTGTCAGCCATTTTCAACGGCAGGAAAGCGAAGGGGAGCGGAAGATGACCGTTACCTCTGGCCGGAAATGCTTCGGGCAATACGGGAGATACGACCCGCTTGGGTCATTGGTGAGAACGTTGCTGGAATCACCAGCATGGTACAACCCGGCAGTGAGGTTACGGTGGAAAGTCAAGCCTCTTTGTTTGAAAAGGCTGACAAGGAAACAATACTCGAACAAGAGTACGTTATCGAAACCGTCTGCCGAGATCTTGAACGTGAGGGATATTCCGTCCAGCCGATTCTTATTCCAGCTTGCGGTGTCGGAGCGCCGCACAAGAGGGACAGGGTATGGTTTATTGCCCACTCCGAGGGCGATGGAGATCGTGGAGCATCCCATGAAGGCGGCGGAACGACTCAAGGATCGTACGGGAAAGAAATTGAACAATCTTTCATCGGGAGCGGCATTTGGACTACTTCCCACCCCAACTGCTCAAGAGGGCTTCAATTCGGGGAAAGGAGAGATATTCGTGACAAGGAACAATACGATCAGGATAAGGAACCAGAACGGCACGAGCAGCCGTCTAGGTTTGGAGGGAGTGGTGAAGCATATGTTATATCCGACACCGACAGCCCAAGATTTCAAGCGAAGGGGTCCGAACAGCAAACAACAGGGATTACCGGAGGCGGCCTACGAAAAGATGTTACCGACACCTACGGCGAGAAGCTACAAACATGGCTCAAAAATAACGGACGGGAGATCGAGGAGGAAAATATCGCAAGGCTGGACAATGGAGTTGAACAATCTTGCTGTATCAGGGCTTTTGCCGAATCCGACAAGAAGAGACGATGCCTTATGCAATATACCAGTAATGATTGGCCAGCATTGTCAGCAGAACTATGGAAAGACTTCCCAACTCAACCCCCTGTTTGTCGAAGAAATGATGGGTTACCCTTTGATGTGGACTACCTTGCCATTCCTTTCACAAAATGGAGACAAGAATCCATAAAAGCCTACGGAAACGCCATCGTCCCACAAGTAGCATTTGAGATATTCAAGGCGATAGAAACATCAACCTTTCATCATAGTTGAAAGCCGCATTCAGCTATGAGGAGAGTAATCAAAATCAAATAATCATGAAACAATACAACGATTGGGAAGAGATCGACAAGGACACGAACGGACTTGTCACCTCGCTAACCTACATGGTACTTTTCGTGAACGACCAAGTGTATAACTACACGGTCTCGCTCATGGAAGCCATGAGGAATAGCGAGCACTACAGGCATAACGCAAAACGGACGGCCAACGCTATCGAAAAAGAGATAGACGCTTATAACACCAACATCTTCCGGATAGCCAAGGCCAACAAGGAGGCGTTAGCCGAGATTACGCAAAGCATGGAGGAGGACGTGCAGCCTCATATAGACCGGTATTACTACACGATCAGCCAGATATTGCTGGATCACGGGGTATCAGGCTCATCTAACCGGATCGCATCCCTGTCATCCACGATAAACATGCTGGCGCAGATGTCGAGGATCACGATAAGCGATTTCGGCGACAGGATGCGGAAAATCGTCCCGTTGGCCTACAATCCCCTATCCTATCTGGCACTGGACAAGGTAGAGTATCTAAGCGACCGGTTATCGAGCGAGGTCACAGGAAAGGACGTGAGAATAAACTTAAATGAGCAGCCCGGGATCGTGAAGGCGTTCACGGCGATAAGCAACGCCTTGCTAAGGCCGGAGGTCTTTGAGAAGGCTTTTGAGAAAGCGGGGTAAATTATTAATTTGATCATTATGATTCATGAGCGGAAACAGAAATAAACTTATAGCCTTCAATTACTTCGGAGGGAAATTCACTTGGTTGGAGTATCTGTACACGAACTTTCCAAGAGATTTCACCCATCTGGTCGATCTGTTCGCCGGAAGCATGGCCGTTTCTCTCAATTATCCGGGAAGGATCATTAAGACAGCAAACGAGATAAACGGGGATATAACCAACTTCTTCGAGGTATTAAGGGATCATGAGCCGGAGTTGACAAGGTTATTGCTGTTAACCCCATGCTCCGAACTGGAGTATAATAACTCATGGGAACCTTCCGGGGATAAGATAGAGCGTGCAAGGAGGTTTTACGTCCGTATCCGGCAATCATTCTTCGGGTTGGGAGCGCAACAGAAGAACAAGGGTTGGCATTGTACCAAGCAACATGTCAACGCCAAGGGCGGAGAGACTGTCTCCCGATGGAACAATGCGATAGAGAAACTGCATGAGGTCGCAGAGGTGATCAGGGGCAATTTCCAGATCACCAATCTGGACTATAAGGATTGCATTGATCGGCTTGATTTCCCAAACGCTTTCTTCTACGCCGACCCACCCTATCCGCTTGAGTGCCGGGCCTCTTCGAATGATTACAAGTACGAGTTCTCTGACGATAAGCATCGTGAGCTTTCCGATCGTTTGCATTCGATCAAAGGCAAGGCAATGATAAGTAGTTATGACTGTCCGTTAATGCGGGAGTTGTACGGGGATTGGAACATGATAAAGTTCCCGGTCAAGAAGAATAACATCCGGAGCAGTGAGGTACAGGAGGTGATTTGGATTAATTATGATTTAGAGAAAACATTGTTTTGACATGAAAGCGAGAATAAGAAAGACTGGGGAGATCGTTGATGTTATCGCCTTCAAATCTTCCGAAGCCTGTCCTGAAAAGGATTGGGTGCGCTATGTGGATTCCGAGGGGCTTGATCTCATACAGGAACTCAACGCTCTAGAGGATCTAGAAGTTATAGATAAGACGGAGAATAAAGCCGTTGATTGGGAACAACGCAGATATGAGATTGCAAAAGAAATGATGGCAGCGTTTCTTAGTAATTCAAGCAGAGAAGTCTATGAAGGCGCTTTTAAAACACAAGCAGAATATGCCGTAGTTTTTGCCGATGCGCTCATAGCTGAATTGAAGGAAGGAGGTGAATCATGAGAAATAAAGAACTAATAGCTCTTCTCCAAGAGCAAGATCCGGAAGCGGAGGTAATGATACGCACGTCCGACGATCAATATGAGTACGATCCGGTGGATGTAACATGGGACGAAGAGATAGAATGTGTAATTATTCAGGAGGGGTAGATATGAGTAGACTAAAAATACTAAAATCCTCTCTTAAAAAGAAAGAGGATAAATTCAACAAAAAAATCAACGACCACTTTGGGGATGTAGCCTCCGCTAACGGGCAACCTCTTAACGATAAGAGGAACGGACCGGCCACCATGCGAAGATGGGACAGGCAGAACAACGCTATATCCAATCTCCAAAAGGAGATAGACAAAACCAAGTCGGCCATAGAGCGAGAGGAAGGTAAGCTCATAGGCATGGCCCGTAATAAAGAGCTAATGCCAAAGGAGATTACAGATCTTATCGATAATGGCATATTGATACAATGGGGTAAATATCCGCATATATTGTTTGTTGACGGAGTGGATAAGGCACGGATAATCTGGGATAACAAGAAGAAGATGGTCATGCACAAGTTCGCCGATTCATTAAAAGACAAAGAGCAAAGAAAAATATTCGCCCGGGTGTATAATTCGCTTCATGAGGCGATCAACAAGAAGGAGAAATAAAGCATGAAGAAAATAATGTTCAATGACCGATTTAACAATTAAATAAACAATCATGAATCAAATTTGCACGAATAAAAAACAATCCCACCGGCTATTAGAGGCCGGGGTGAGACCGGGGACTGCGGACATGTATTTGGACGAGTTCGAATGTCCGGTCGCATTTGAATATGGCAGGGTTGAAAAGCATGTGGATCAAGATATGGCATTCCCTGCTTGGTCTCTATCCAAGCTAATAGACATGATACCCGATCAAATAGAATGTGAGGGATATAACTATTACCTATTCATACTTCCACGAGATAAAGAATTAACTATAAAGTATTCCGCAGGAAGTAACCTTGCCCAGTCATATTGCAGGGAAAGCTTTTTTGATGCTATCACTGAAATGATTGAATGGCTTATCAAGGAAGGATACCTTGACAAGAAATACCTAACAGATAAATGCGGCGATTGCCGACTTATCGAGGATGAAGACGCTAACGGGGAAGCTTGGTGTTCATTGCACCAAAAGCCGGTAAGGTGCAATAGTAGAGCTTGTGAGGATATTTTAGAGAAAGGAGGATCAAATGATTAAGGTAACGCTTATAGACTAATAAAGGAAGGAGATGCCTGCACATCTCCTAAAAAACAGCTAGGCTTACTTTTTATCGCTCACCAAGAAAGAGAAATAACGAGAGGTCTTAGGATAGATTCTCTTACCATTCTTTACTATGTAGCGACAGAAAATACGAGTCTTGCTGTCTTCGCGCGTTTGGTCTTCCACATTAAACACCTCCTTTCCGATTTGCCTGACGACCTGCATCGTCAAGCTATATTTAGCTACGCCCTGTCAAGCGAAACTAAAAAAAAGCCCAAAGTTACAGGACAATGGGCTTGTGTCTTTTCTCGGACAAGGGAGATAGGACAAGGAGGTGAATGACAGTTCACCAGATTGGAGGTGTTAATGTTCCAACCAAACGCAACGCAAATATACAGGTTTACCATGTACTAACAATGTGTGGTTAGCAATATTTAAATATTATTTAAAATCATGGAAATAATAAGAGATTCTACCATTATGGCCGAGTGCCCCGTATGTCATACTGTATTGAGGTTAAGTGCAGAGGATATCAAAACTTCCCTTAACCTATCGGGATTCTTCATATGTCCAACATGTAACCGTCACACGGTATTGTACAATTCAGAAGGGATATTAAATAATAAGATAAGAGTCAAGATCATAAAAAATGGAGATAAATAAATATGAGCAAGATTGATATGAGACTGACAGTAGAAGAAGCGGCTCATTTATTCGCTGAAAGCAGGAGTAGCGGTAGTGCATTCCCGGCGTATTATCAGGGATTTATTGCAGGTGCCGAATGGCAGTCCTGTCAGTCCCCGTGGATAAGCGTGAAGGAACGTCTACCGGAAAATCAAGACATAGTCTTGGTTAGAGGTGAGTACGGGGGCAAAGCCACCGCTTATCTACATGGCAAGGATAGTGGCTTTATCATTTACGGGGAGGACGCTTATAAGGTATTCGGGGAGGTTACCCATTGGTGCCATATTCCCGATCTTGAGGAATAGTATTAACCGAGCCTTCATGGGAAGGCTCATAATTTAAATAACATGTGCGTACTTATTTACGACGGGGATGTAGAAATACAATCCCCTAAACAACTAGAGGATCATTTCCCGCAAATCACGAAAATGATCCCAGCGGAAGGGTATGACAATATCATACCGGAATCTTGCCTGTGCCAAGTGGACATAGAGAATACTCTTGATAGTGCCGGAATAAAGTATATTGAAGATTGCGGGGACTATATAATCATTAATTCATGGGAATAAGCCAAATTGTCCGGGACGAGAGAGGATTGAAAAAGCTTCTTCGATCGTCCACTGGATTAAAAGTATTCGAAGCTAGGTACGTCGGATGTTACAACGGATTTATAAGCTTGTCAGACGAGGCAATACTAGACAAAGCCCATATCACTTTTTATAGGGGAAGCTGGGATTGTATTAATGGAGGAATATACAAAATATGTATTTATACCCCTTCCATTGGGAATAGGGCAAATGTACCATACATCCAGTCTATCGTGCGTAAGATAACTAATGCCTTGGATATCCGCTTCGGAAAAGATGGATGGAATGAGTGTAACCGATCATTGCTTGAACGATGGAGACCGTTAAGCAGATTCTCGTTCTATTTGCAGTTGCCTAATTTCAGAGATATCATAACAGGCACATCAAGTGCCTGATCCGGCCCATAACCTCATGAAAGTTTATAGGCTCGAAATCCAAGGAATCCGTGAGGCGGTCTATCTCCCGTCTTGCGGATTCCTTCTTTGCGTGTCCTTTATTTTTGGTTTTCTTAGTCATCCATGGCACACATATAAATCCAGACCTTGCCTTCCGGAGCGTCATCATCCATGAAGTAGAAATTAATAGCATCCTCGATGATCTTTTTCTCGGCGTCCGGGCCGAACCATTCAGAGAATTTTACTTCCTTGTCATGCCAGTTCGCGTTAAGAGCAACGTACACGTCCCATATGTTGGTATTTCCCGGTATGCTCATGCCTTTTATAGCGGTAGCCACCTGCTCCATATTCCAGTGCTCGCCTTTATGCTCTCCCGCCTTGCCTTTATGACGCATTGCCGCCACGTCCATCCTAGCAAAGCACTCATTATAATGAGGCCCACAAAAAACCTCATGTAAATCACGCATAACCTCGTCATACGCCTCCGGGTCTTTCTCCCTTAACTTTTCCATAGCCTCCTCCATCACGTCTATGGAGGCCCACATCTTCTTCTCGGAGCCTAGTCCCTTGGCTTGGTACTCCCTTATCTGTTCCTTGTATCTCATATCTCATATTATTATTCGGTAAATATTGATTTCAACTCCAAAAAATCCGCTTCCGTTATACGGATAGCGTTCGTTTCGCCTAGGATAAAATTCATAAGAGCATTATCCGGAAGTTCCACCAATATAGATCCCTCCCCTATCGTACCCTTCAAGAATCCTTGCTCAAACTTGTAAGGTTTCATGCTCTTGAATACGTTCATAGCGTCATCGAATAACTCTTCCTTATCATAATTGCCGTTCTCGTCAGCCACGAACATCATGAAACCCTCTACCTTATCAGTGATCTCCTTGTCCTTTTGCACGAGGATGTTATGGACACCCCTTTTAAGATACTTTCCAAGAGGCTTGAACGCCGTGTTCCCGGAGACGAAAGAATCAACCCTTTCCTCCGCCCATATCTCAACCGAGCTCACCAACCGGCTCTTTAATTCCAACGCTTGCTGTTTAAGTTCCATGATCCCGATTAATTAGGTTGTTTCTTCTTACCGCTATTCTTCAGCTTCAGGAACTCGGCGTAGGGCATATCGGCGTATTTAGACGTATACTCATTAAAGAGCGCTATATTCTTGTTCGCTTCCTCAGAGGCCGATTTCTTGACCCTCTTGGTGATTGTCATAAGGCTGTCCAGTATCTCCTTCCCGTCCTTGGACTCTTCCACGATCGGGCGCATGATTCTCATGTATTCCCGGTTAAGTATGCCCATCAGAGCGTTTTGTGCCTTCTGGTATTCCGGGTCGTTGTTTAACGCCTCGATCTCCATGTCCGTCATATCATTAACGACCTTGTCCATCTCATCCCATAAGGGAGATTGGCTTCTTTTGGGGTTATTCTGAGGGTTTAACACCCGCTGCTTCTGGATTTGTATCTGATTGAGGGTCTCTTGCAACTGACGTTCATAAGCCTCCATCTCATTGCTCATGTTACCGTTAGACCCCAATAACGGGTCACCTCCTATGTATACGTTATTTAATGCCATAATATCTTTTGTTAGTGGTTGGTAATAGGAAAGTGGTAAGCCCCGAGGGGCTACCACTAACTTTTCTTTCTCTTGCTAACCTTAGCCTTCGCCTTGGGCTTGGGCCTCGGATTATCAAGCTGTCTCAGCGGGGGCGCTTGTCTGGGGAAACCCACAGTAGCTACGGTAACTCCCATAACCGGTAACGACAGGGGTGTTAGGCAATACCAGCTCACCCTTGATGTTACGACAATCAAGCTGTCTCGTGTAGTTGACAGAAGCCGTGAACGCCTTGTCGATCTCGCACTAGATCAGACGATCTTGGTAAGGACGGATAGCGGCACCTACGGCTACCTCTTTCTCCAAATGGCTGATACGGGCGTTCAACACGTCAAAACCGTCACGTTGACTCTTGTACAGGCCAAACGCCGCATTGTTAAGCTTGTCGGTTTGATAGTCGTTAAGGTCACGGATAGCCTTGTAGTTCCCGAAATCGCCGTTTACCTGTGATTGGTAAAGCTGGAATTTCTCGGCTACATCCGTATTACGATGGTCGTAATCGGCCTGCATGCTTGATACGTGAAGTCCCCACAATGAGTTAGTCAAGGCGATAGCCTCCTCACAACCCTTTTCCCAAGCCATGAACGCAGTCGGAGCGCCTACCCCGGAACCACCACCGCCTCCTGTGGTCGTGTTGATGTTAACGTTCTCCGGCATACCGGCTCCCCAGCCACCGCCGAACAAGCCGCCACGGTTACGTGACACCGCCCAAGCTCCAAGAGCCGTACCAATGATACCCAATGTCAAGCCGGCGTTACCCACGCCCTTGCTTGCGTAATCCTTGTGCTCATCCTCATGGACGATCTCTTTCTCCTTAATAATTTTCTCTGCTTCCATATGTGAAGTTTTTTATGGTCATATCCGGGTTATCCCGGACACCACAAAAATCCAGAGAAGTGCTCTGCTAAATAAATATCTCCTTGCTAAGTTGTTGCTAGTTCTTTGCGGAAGGGAATGAGACAAAAAAGCGCCGCCAATTTGTATTGACGACGCTTTTACCTTTTAAGGGAGGCTTTATAATGATATGGAAAGGAGCTCTTCTCCTAATTTATGCAAGGCTTTTTCCAATACATGCATTGTAGCGTGGTTGGACTAGATATATGTTTTTTCTATCTGAGTATTTATCGAAACTATTCCTTTCTAGGAATTCATCATACTCCTTAGCTTTTGGTTCATCTAAATTTTTCATACCTTCCTCTTTATATGATATCACTTTAGTTTATCCTGCAATATTTTCTCAAATATCTTTTTATACTCCCGAGGAGTTTTCTTGCTTTGATATAGCATATAAATCAAATCCAAGTATTCTTTCTCAAACAAACTACATATAAAAGTCAAATCAGGCACATTCAATGATAAGCTATGCGTGGAAGTCTTTGTATAACCATAATCTGGAACGACCGTACTATCTTCAGGAAATCTGAAGCTTTGAGTAACTCCATTGCCGTCTTTGTATGTGCCAACATCCTTACTGGCAAGAAACACATAAGATTTAGGGTCATTAGATCCAGAAGGATTTTTTCCATGCACATAATCACTAACCCCAGACCTCTTTTTCGATGTAGTGTATGTGGCTAACACACAATCTTGCCCGTCATTATGTAAAATGATCGCATATTTTGGTTTCGTACATATATTTGACAGCTTAAACGTGCCATATAAAACGTTTCCGGGCTTAAACATTATCGCATGACTTTAATTTACTATTAATCATCATAATCTCCATGGCACCATTATAGTTCTCCAGTTTCTCAGGATCATCCGCTATTAGTCTCTTAAAGTCTAAGCTATAATCTGATACTTTATAATCATTATCGAAAATAATATTATGCTCTTTCTTGGTAATATCCCATAACGATCCCTTTTTATGGGTCAAATTCACCAATTCACTAGGCTTTTTATTCCCATATTCTTTTATGACACGATCTATTATGTCCATTTCGTAGTCGCTAAATTTATCATCCGAGAATGACACCTTCGGCAAAACATAAAAATGATTATCTGATCCTGAACATTTCTCCGCCTTAACATAATCAGAGAACTCCATTCCCCCGCATTTTATATAATATGTATCTGGGGCTACAGGGCCATATTGCCACGCCTTATAATCAAGCCAAGTGACAGGAACGCCATCATCCTTAACAGCCTCTTCATCTATAAGATATAGAAGCTTAATAAGCTGAGTATGGTATATTGGAGATATCCTCTCCGACAAATATACCATAAGATTGCCTATTTTATCTTTATTGACTTTTATTCCTAAACACATTTCGATTTAAATAATTTCCTGTTCAATAAACAAAACCCCGATACGGATTGTTGCGCCGCCGAGGTTTCATTATTATCTTTCATGCCGCAAAGGTCGCATAAAATTTTGTTATATGAAAATTTTTTCATAGACAAATCACATGCCTTACAACATAACGCACCCTCAGACCGTACCGGATAGCTCCTCTTTCACGCTCTCCACCGTTCTTCTCAGATAGTAACTCCTCCTTATCCTGTCCGGGTACAGGTTTCGCATCCGGTTCACGGCTTGCCTCGTCATTCCCGTCAGATCGGATATGATATTATCGCTCAACTTGCGATCGGCCAGTATGGTTATAGCCACTCCCTAGCGTCAACGTTCCTCTCCTTGTTGTTGCTAAACATCATTACCGGATCGGTCCCGCACTCCTTGCAGACTGCCTCTATCACTTTTTTGTAAAAAATTTCCACCTTATTCATAAACTTTTTATTTCGTGGTTTGTTTTACTATCAAAGCCGGGCACAAAAAAATGCACGGCAGAAAGACTTATAAGAATCTTCCCGTCGTGCGTGGCATGAAAAAATAATCAAACTTCCGATCCGATTATTTAGGGAAGATTCTTTTTTCTTTATCCTCCCTTTCCGGCTCGTTCTCACGAAGTCACCATCAAACTAATATAAATTATCATGAACAAAAAAAACGTCAGCCCTTGTTATTCATATAACGCATTCATTCTATTATCAGAGGTTTCCCGGGTGTGAGCCACGGAAGCCTCACCAAATCCTATAGAACCCGCCTATCCCGACATAGGGAGACAACCCGTGTTTACCGATTCCATAACCGGCTATCGCTCCGATTCCCCATCTACGTGGGGTGATCGTCTTGGTTATATACTCAGTCCTTCTATAAACCTCGATGTAATCAAGATTAGGCTTATAGCCGGATATCGACAGACGGTAATCATCCGTCTTGTACTCCTTTTGAGTTATCGGTACCGGAACATATACAGGTTCCTTTACCGTGTCACCGTCCAACGTGATATAAACAGGGAACGGCTCAGGTATTGTTTGTACCAGTGTCTCATAGACCGGGTACGGGATGCTGTCATGTATCGTGTCAACATAAGTAAACGTGTCGGTCTTATGTATTTGATTGCCATCCACATCCCCCCGGACATGGTAGCCAGCCGTGAAACTGGCTACCAAGCACACTAGTATTAATATTACTTGCCAAGGTTTCATATATTGCGATACTCCTCCTCGGCATTAAAACACGGACACATCTTCATCCACTCGTCCGGTTCAATCTTACCGTTACCGTTAAGATCCGGGGATAGGTCACGATGACCGCAGATCCTACTATCCGGGAACTGTACGACCAAATCCAACAACAGCCTTATAATCGACTGTCTCTGTGCCTCCGTACGTGTATCATCCGGATTCCCGTCCGGATCAAGACCACCCTCATAGCATATTCCTATACTGTTCTTGTTATATCCGGTCACATGAGCCGGAATCAATTCCAATGGACGCATAGATACTATCTCCCCGCTCTTCCGGATATAATAGTTATAACCTGCGGAGTTGAATCCTCTCGCCTTGTGGTCTCTCTCTAATTGCTCAGGGGTATAATCCTTATCTACCCTAGTGGCCGAACAATGGATCACGATCAAGTTGATTTTCCTGTTAATCGTTCTCATATCAATTATTTTTTATACTTTTATGCGCTTTGTTAACTTTGTTCCTCTATCATAACCTGTGACAGGCGTGATAGAGGCGTTTTTTACATCCAGCTCCCCTATCCTTTTGGATCTGGGGAGCCTTTTTTATTCTTTGTCTTGTTATACTCATCCAAGAAGTTGACCTTGCTGATAAACTTAACGGCGGCAACCCAATACAAGAAGGCTATCACCTTGTTATCCGGGAATACCTTACCCATGTTCTTCAAGACATTGGTCCCGTAAAACCATATCATCGCCCACGTGATCCAAGACACGAAAGCCTTGGCGTTATCCTCCGATATATCCATCATCACGCCTATCCAGAACGAGATGATTATGATCAGGAAATAGACTAGCATGTACACCCAGCTACGGATGAACTTGCTCTTCCGGAAATCCCCGTGATCCGCGGCCAACCCCCAGAACGTATCGATGAAGGCCAGCGACAGGATCACCACCAAGAAATTCTCGATCGGCGAAACGAAGTTCATCGCCGTGACAACGGCGGCTATGGCGATGGACTTGGCCCAATTTGCGAGGTCTGATATGTAGGAGAGGTAGCGGTACATATTTTGTATTTAATATATTTTTTCGAGAAACAGCAATCATGGTGCGATGTTAGCCCATTCCATTTAATCGCATTTCAGATAAGAGTAAATTATTTCCAACCGGGAAGCCTCGATATCGTTAGCGTCAAGCAATTTCTCCAGATTCAGATTGTCCAGTTTCTCCATCTCGACATCCTCGCTCTCCTCCAGTATCTTCTCGACAAAATCATTGACCTCCTTGTTGTATCCTTCTATGATCGAGGACGCGTCCCTCAGCTCATCTCCAGACATCACGGGCTTACCGCCCGTGTTCACGGAATCATTATGGCCACGAACCTTTTTCATCAGGTCGTCAAAGCCCTCCGGCTTAAACTTCTCAATGGCTTCTTTTATATCAGCCTCGTATGTCTCCGATATGGGGCGCAATTTTCTAAGGTTGTTCAACACCGTCATCTTCGAGGATGACACCATACCGGTCAGCTTGCATCCGTTCAACACCTTGTACAATTCAATGGCTTCTTTCTTTTTCATATGTTTTTTATGTTATAATTCAACTTGTAGCCCGGTCGCGTCTGAATGACACGACCGGAAAAATAGATTAATCCATCATCACAGATACTTGGTTCTCGACAGCGTCGATGTATTTCAAGACCTCACCGCTTACTTGCAGAACGGTTAATGTGCTATCATTAACATTGACGCTCAATCCCCCAAATCTGGTGTAGTTATAGCTTCCGATATAACCGGCTTGCTTGTTATAAACCTGTCCGTTCGCCTCGGATACCTTGTTCTCGCTCGTTATCGTAACACGGCTCTCCTTGATATCAAGGATATCTCCGGTGCCATTAATGAGTTTTGTTACGCTCTCTGTCTTTACTTCTTGTAATGTCATGATCTTTAGTTTTTTAAATGTTTATTCATAAAAAAATGTTACAACTATATGCGTTCCTTGTGAGTTATACATCCTATTCTGGTCAAAATAAAAAGACTCTGTATCACCGACATGATATACAGATAACATAGGAGGTCTTTCTGTAGGCTTAAAAGCAGATGTTACGTTTATAGTCTCCAATATGGAATTATCAGCGTTGCTTACTTTCTCATATCTTAGTCTAACAAGTCTTCTGTTGTCAGCGCTTATACCACCTAGCCCTGTGTATGTACCATTGACATGATTTTCACTTATGACATCGGTTAAACGGAAAGCATGCGCAAAGTTTTCTATATACACATCGGCTATATATGCTGGAGAAGCATCCGCGACAGTAATAGATAGCTCTCCGAATACAGGCAATACCCCAAGCATATTAAAATCAACCGTTGGCGTGCCTATACCTGCGGCAGTGCCTAAAGCCATTTTAATAGTATATTTTTTAGTATATGTACTTGTAGTATTTATCATCAATGGAATTTTTCCCATACTCATGAGCGAATTACGGGTTATTGCCTTGACTTCTGATCTAGAATATATAGAACTCCCATCATATACAAAAAGTTGGCACCCATTTACCCCGCTAATCTTAGACCAATCGTAATCGCCAAGATTGGCTTTGAGCTCTATATCTGTGTTTATAGGCAACGTACCGTGCCGTACAAACGTCTTTTTTATATTTGGCATTATCGGGATTGAAGCGTCGGTGTTGTGCCCCCTGAAGCCCCCAAGACTAAAAATATATTTATTAGAGGAATCTCTTTTTAGCTCAAAGCGTACAGGCTTAGATGGGCTATCAACCAATTTCCACTGGCCCGGGGAATTATTGCACCATATATTCCAATACGGGTAAGAAGAAGGTAAACCTTCAGAATCAATAATATTTCTTCCATGGACTTGCGTGTAGCCATTTTCTACTATCTCAAAAGCATACCCGCCTTTACCACCAGATTTTGCCTTGGCACATAATGTACCAAGATCAGTGCTTGGGCAATTTATTGCATTTCGCACCATCATTATCGATATATCGTTATTCGGTAATGTAGCCATTTTACGCCGCTTTTAAATCGTTCAACTCCTTTCTCAACTCTCTAACCTCTTCCTCAAGGTCCGCTATGCGCTTGTCCTTGTCGGTCATCCATGCCTTTGTAGATCCTATCCACTTATTAGTATCATCCATAAACGGAAGGAATGTCTGGATGGACTTGATAGACAACAGGCATCCAGTCTTCCCATAGTCATACCCATACCAATCATTATTAACGCCAGTACCTTTACCCGTAACCATTATAGGTAATATCCCGAGCATCTGCTGAGCAGACAACCCGACTTGCCTTACCTTATCCTTATCGTCATTCATGAAATAATAAAATAGCTTCACGGGTATCAACGAATGGAGATCTATGTTGAAATCGCTCAGATATGTTTTTCTCCTCATGTCCGAGTTGCTTATCCAGCTACCTCCATTGGCGGTAGCGTTACCACTATCCGCGAAACTGAACCCCTTGGCCCAGTTTGTCCCGGATTGGGTAATGGATATAGTCATAGTATTCCCGCCATGATTCCAGTTGCAATAATACCCTCCATACGTAGACCTAAAGGCCAGCTGTACCCCATTGGACGTGAATCCGCCATTAAGATATCCAGAAAATGAAGGCCCCGCAGGTCCTTGTGGCCCTGTCGCTCCTGTTGCCCCTTTAGGCCCTTGTGGCCCAGTCGCTCCTGTTGCTCCTTTAGGCCCGGTAGCTCCTTGCGGCCCCCGGATGTTCCTCGTGGTTGGGGTAGTCGTTGACGTGCTGTTCGTCCAGCTAAGATTACCACTCGTATCAACGGATGGATACCAGTATTTAAATGGAGCTGGAGCGTTCCCTGTGGAATATGCCACAACATCACCAGTGGCTCTTATATTTTTGCTAGACGTGAAATTGCTAGTACAATTCAGCGTGTCGCTTGACGTTGTTATGAGCCGGGACGTGTAATCGGATGTACTGTTACCGTAGTGAAAATCGATATATGGTGTGGAATTATTCAACTCGATATATCCTCTGCCAACAAGAGTATTATTGCTGCTACTATTATTACTCGTATTAGCGTCTCCAACATATACGCCTTGCGTAAAATATCCATTTGAGAACCTTCTTGATGAGTAGCCAACACTATAAGAATTATTACTTCTAGGATATATATCATTAGCCGTAATAGCCCCTGCAACTTCCAGTCTATCTACTGGGGATGATGTCCCGATTCCGACATTGCCGTCGGCCGAGATTCGCATCCTTTCATTTAAATCGGTAGACGTTCTAAATCTAATTTCGTAACCAGATAAGTAAGTATTAGTTCCTTTTTGCGCATTACCTGAGCCAATAACTAATTCACTGTTTGTGTTAGTATAAAATATTGCCATATCACTTCCATCTGGGTTTTTGGCATATATATTTCTATTGTTACCCATATATATATTACCGGACATAGTTATATTCCCGACTCCGGTCATATTGCCGGATACGTTCTGTGTCCCGTTGAAGTTTTGGCCCCAAATGGTTCTAGTGGTTTGAAGTTTTGTGGCGCTTGTTGCGTTTCCGACAAATACCCCTGAATATTTCCAAACGCCATTATATGTGCCAAACATTTGTATACCAAGGTTAAGATAATTATACTGACCACTACAATATTTAGGTAATAGTGTTGTTTCATCATACCCATTACTGCTATATAATGATAACACTACCCATCCTGTGGAATTAGGAGCCACTTCTCCTTGCAGTGTTATATTTCCAATATTGGTATAATTCTTAATAGCCCATTTACATATAGCTTTCAAATAATCTTCTGTAGGATGTCCAGCGTCTTTATAATCACTCCTTAGCAATCCTTGGGAAATCAAAGTGCTCCATGATGGGAAATTAGCGTACAGAGCCACTTGACCATTTGCGAACCCAGCATGATAACCATCTAATAGATCGGCGTCCAATCCCGATCCAGCCCCGTCATTATCCTTATGCCAGAACGTGAGTCCCTTGGTAAAGGCTATAATCTTATTATCGTTCGTCAACTCGACATCCGTAAGGGCGTTCCCGCCTCCTGTTTTCGTTATGCCGGACACGCTACCACCGATATCACCCGCCACGCTCAGCGTTCCATCTGTAGCTATATTAAGACCGCTCCCAACCTTGACCATGCCTAACGCCCCGGTACCGGCTATAGGACTTATGATATCATAATTACCGGTAGCATAAGCGACTACATCACCTGTGGCGCGGACGTTACCTTCAAATATAGAATTTTTCGCTTTCACCCTAAATTCTTTTATGGCCTCGGCACTCATCCCGCTTATATTGACACTGTACAATTGATTACTACCGACTTTGCCATATTGAAACCATAATACCTTGTTTGATGCTTCAATAAACCCAAAAGACGAATCGTAATCCGTGTTATATGCTCTTATATAACTATATTCAGAACCACTATTTGTTGCTTGCAAGTGGATTAAATCTTGATTCCCTTTTATATCTAGTTTTGCTGATGGGTTAGTAGTGCCTATGCCAACGTTCCCATTAGCCGAGATTCGCATCCTTTCATTTAAATCGGTAGACGTTCTAAATCTAATTTCGT